GCACCAAGCAACATAGACATACCAGAAGCAGTACGAGTCATGCTTTGTACGCCTGTTTGACCGTGACTGTAAGAGGGAATACCTGTTTGTTCATCTGCAAGCTGTCTAAACTTATCAAACATCTGCATGTTTTCTTGTGTTGTATTAGGAAACTTTAAACCATTTATAGCTTGACCCGGAACACCTGCTTGCCTTCTAAATACTTTACCGGGATATATCTCCATTGATTGACCACCTACTAAGGCAGTCTCATCTACATCAAAGATTACAGAACCTGATAAAGCTAGGTTGTCGATAGCCATACGTGCATGACCATTCATAATCTTTTGAGAGTCATCCATGTTCTCTGCAACACCAATACCAAAAAAGCTATAAGGATTTTTTTCGTAGTTAAAAGCATGATAAGGAATGCGAAAAGGCGTAAAAGGATTAACTACTGAACGTAGCATTTGACCATTACAAATCCAAGCGTTGATCTGTACTTCATCTAAGTCATCTACACTTTCATCAATTTCCATACCTACTTGTCTACAATACTCAGCGTCCATAACGCCCCAGTATTCTAGTACTTCAAATTGTTGTGAGCCATATTCATCATTACGAGAATCATCTTTTAATTCTTGTTCGTAATCTTTTTCAACGTAGTTAGGGCCTAGCTCAAGACAGCTACGAATAGCATCTTTATCAAAATAAGGCATTTTACCTAAACCACGAAGTTGTGTTCGGTTCATACGGTGTCTATGGAAGACATACTCCGCTTCTGCCATACTAGTTGCATTAGGATCAGGAAACAAATCCCATATACTAACGAACTCCAAGCGAGGAACACGCACATCAACAGGAGCGTAAGTACGTTCTCCAGCGTCATCTTCGTCCCACTTGTGCAAGGTTTTGTTGAAGTTAAAAGGCCCTTTAACAATTCCTGTGCCAAAAAGAGAAGCTTCAAATAAAGAGTTTCTAATTTCACTAGCACCGTTAGATTCCTCTATTTGATCGTGTATAATTTTTTCTAAACGTCTTGCAGCTTTTTGTGCAGGACTAATTTCTAATACTTGAGGGTCTGGTGAAGGCCCTTCAACAAGCATTTCTTTTTCTTCTGCAAGCTTGTCAAGTTGTGTATCTTCAAACTTACCAGTAGCATAAGTAGCTCCCGGTTTTAATACTCTACCATCACCTTCATATCCTACATCAAAAGGATTGTCCGTTGCTTGATCCTGTCCTTCTTCTATTTCTTCTATTTCTTCTTGAGAAGTTTCAAGTCCCGGCGTAGAAGATTCTAAGTGTGCAAATTCTGAAACACCTTCAGGTACTTTAGTTTCACTAATACCTATAGGAAACTTATTAGCTCCAAAAACTACATCTACAAGCTGCCCATAAGCTGCTAGTACTTTAGTCTTTGTAACTTTAACAAAGATTCTTGACTTTTCTGATTCACGAAATTTTACATTTTTACCATACAAACCACGATAGTTATGATAAGCCGTAAGCCAACGCTGTTCATCTAAGTCTCTTGCATGTTCAGCAGATATAAATCTATCCTGAATCAAACCTACAAGATTATTTCGTAGATTCTCTTCAAGAGTAAGTTCTATTCCCTGTTCCCCATCTACTGGATTAAAGTAGATAGAGTTTGATGTTAAATCATTTTCAGACATTTAATCTTACCATTAGTTCTGTAGCAACCACTATATCCCAAATTACATAGGAAGCTGCTAAACCAGCAGCAACCCATGCAACTCTGTCACAAGTTTCTTGTGTCACTTATAGTTCTTGAAACTGTGCAATATATGTTACAGTTGTAGCAGCAGTTGCTAAGTCAGCACCAATAGGACGCAACGTAACAAAGATATTACGTGCTGCTGCACTATACAGTGCTCCTGCAACTACAATAGCTTCTGAAGTAGCGGGGCCACCTTTAGGGCCAATACCGGCTGTAGCAAAGTGATTTGCTGCATGACCATGTGCATTTTCAATAACAAACAAAGGAACATTAGCTGTCCAAGTTACGGCAGCACCACCATCATCAAGAATTGCAGTAGCTGCTAGTAGTTGTGCACCAGCAGAAGCTGTACCAATAAAGATGTCTAAGTCATTACCACTTGAACCACCTGTAACAATGTTACCTTGAGGATAAGCAATCAGGTTCATTAGAACTGTTCCTGCTGGTTGTGCAATAGTGACAATAGTATTTGTATCGTCTGTTACTGCAATAGTGCCAGTAGTAGTTTTTACTTCATTAGTAGTTGTTACTTCTTCATCTGGGTTAGTAAGATTAACGCGATCTGCTAGTTCTCTTACATCACCTGTTTTTGCTGAGTTACGTCCTGTATCTCTAATATTCACTGTAGCCATTTTATTTTCCTTTATTTAATATCCAAATTCCGAATCCACTGGCGTATAAGCCTGTTCCATCCTCATGTGCCTAAATTGATTAAATATATCATTGACTTTTGGTCGTGACATAATTAAATAACGCAAGGCATCATAGGCGTGGTCGGGGGCATGCGTATCCACATCTTCAGGATTAGATCTATCCAGAGGAATGCTTTGAAGTTCTTTTATCAAGTTAGGACAGCTATTAAATATCTGTATCTTTGGTCTGCCACTTGGTTGAACTCTCAAGTATTCATGGATTTGAATCTTACCCTGAATTCTATTTTTATCTGCTCTTCGCAGCTTATGCCCAGCACGTTGTAGCGTTTCTCCAACGGTAGGGCCTGTTGTTCCTGTCCTGTTCCATGCTGCTGTGTCTAAAACACCTTGTACAGAATAAGGATCTTCTAGTTCCATGTTAGTAATAACTTGGGCTAAAACTTCTCCTGTTAAACCTTTACGGTATAACTCTCTATATATAATTAATGTACCATCAGTGGGATCAACACAACCCCAAATACAAGAACTTTCAGAAGCGTAACCATAGTCAATTCCTTTTACTCTTTCCCAGCCTACAGGTATTTCAAAAGGAGTCACAACATGTACAGCTAAATCAAACTCTGTAAAAGCTGCGCCCTCTGTAATGTCCCAGTTACCTTCTAAAAGTTGTCTACGTTGTACTTCTGGTAGAGCCTTTAACATTTGCTCATAACGACCATCTGTAGACAAGTAAGGATTGTCTTCTAATCTTGCTGGTATAAACCTTCGTGTTAAACCATCTTTGCCTACATATGCTTCATTAGGCGGTGATGGGCTTACATAACGCTTCTTTACCCATGTTGCACCTACACCACCGGGGTTAGCTGTGCATCGCATATAAGGTGTAATTTCTGAGTCTGTGGTTCTTAGTCGAGATGCTAAGTAGTTCCAAGAAAACTCTGTGGTTAAATGAGTAATTTCATCAAACCCTATCCAACTATATGCTTGTCCCTGATACCTGTAAACATCTGCATCCCTTTCAAGGAATCCAAACTCTAACTTAGCTCCACTAGGAAACGTCCAAATCTTTTCTACTTCTCTAAATCTACAACCCGGAAAAGCCTTTGGATATAACTCCCTAGACTTATCAATTAGTTCCCTTAGTTCAGGCATTGAGCGTCTAAGTATTAACGCCCTATGAGCAGCCCTGTGAGCGAACCTAAGGGGATCTACGAGCATAGCATAGGATTTACCTCCCCCTGCTGCACCACCATACAATACGTCTGTCTCTGGAGCCGCTAAGAAGTCTGTCTGCGGCCCTTCATTAGGTTTAAAGATAACATTCTCTAAAGCTTCTTCTTTAACTCTTTTAGGAAGATTAACTATATTATCTTCTGTTACAACTTTACCCTGTGTAGATATTTCATTATTATCTATTTTAGCTAGGGTAGACTTTGAAGTCTTTAAAGAATTCTTTTGATTCTTCAGCTTGGCTTCAGCCTTAGCTATAAGTTTTTCTTTTTCACGTACTGATTTATTAGCAGCCATCCGAGCCTGATTAGCTCTTGTGTAATTATATCCTCTTGACTTAGTACCTTTCTTACGGCCTCCGCGTTTTTTTGGAGTACCATCAACTTTTAAAACAAAGTTATCTTCTTTGTCTTTTAAGTAGTCATCTGGATTAACTTCCCAATCTTTCATCTATTATTTTCTTTAGACCTTGATGACTTAATTTTCTACCTGTCTTGTACTCTAACCATGCAGAGCCTTCACGAAGACTGAGTAGACCTTGGGTAACAAAGTCCTTGATCTCATTAAGAGCTTCAAGTTCCTTTGGAACCTCTGTTAGAAGTTTAGGATTATCCTCAGAAGGAGTGTATCCAAATGGAATAACACTACTGCGTTTCGGGATATTCAATTATAACTTCCTCTTTAGCGGGTAGTATAAACACCCCACCTTGTACAGTATGACTAACATCTAATCTGTCAGTTTTTCCTAGTCCAATTCGATCTAATATAGTTTGAGCTGCTTGGAGTCGAATATTGGCTTGAGGTACTGGCTGATTAGAATTCATAACTTCAGTCAATTTAAGTGCAGCTTGAGGTGCTGATTGAGCAAGAATATTTGATGCTAGGTCGATTATTTCAGTCTTTAAAGATTTTGTTACCTGCCAATGATTCCCTGCATAACCTGCAAGCTCTGCTGCTTTCTTTGGATCACCTCCTACTTCTACAAGATGGCCTAAAAAGTCTTTTTG